GTTCTCAAGAGACAGGCTTACCAATTAAACAGTTCGTTCCTACTACGATTGATAACGCTCATGTTGGCTATAAGACTAGAACATTCCCCAAAGACTTCTCTCATCCTGTGGGCGAGGTTGGTAGCAAGTGTGATTTGATTGGCAGTTTTAGATTTGTTAACGGCGGGAAGTATGTAGTGTTATGCGCGGGAGAAGTGGATTTCTTGTCAGCTTTTCAGATGTTGAGGGATTATCAAGTTAGTAAAGGTAATGGTGAGAAGTACGATAGTGTTGCCTGTGTCACACCGACTGTAGGGGAGAGTGGTTGTGGCAAACAGATTCAAGGTAGTTACAAGTTTCTTGATAGCTTTGAACGGATTGTTATTTGCTTCGATTCAGATGCAGCAGGTAAAGCTGCGGTAGAAAAGATTACACCACTATTACCACGTGGCAAGGTTTATATAATGACACCACGATACAAAGATGCCAACGAATATCTGACTAAAGGTAAAGAGCGTGAGTTCGTTACAGACTTCTACAACGCTAAGAAACACACACCTGCGGGAATTGTGGCAAGTACAGAGATTTACAAAGAAGTTGTTCAGCGTTCATTATTAGAGCGTTTACCATTCCCACCCTTCCTTGAGAAGCTTAACAAGATGCTTTCAGGTGGCATCACTTATGGATTTATTGTTAATATTCTTGCGGGGTCAGGGTCTGGGAAGAGCAGTTTGATTAATCAATGTGTTACGTTTTGGGCTAAAGATTGCAACATCTTAACAGGTGTAGTATCTCTTGAAGCTGACAGTGCCGCATACGGTGAAAACCTGTTATCTCAATACGCTGGCAAGAAGTTGGCTTTGATTAGCAACAAAGAAGAGAAGTATTCTGTTGTAACAAGTGAACACATGGAGAATTGCGCTAAAGAATTATTTAGTTATGAGGATGGCAGTCCCCGTATGTACATCTTAGACGACAGGGGTGACTACAGTGAATTACAAAGCCACATCGAAGAACTGATTACATCCTTTGGTGTTAAGGTTATTGTTTTTGACGTTATCAGTGATGTGTTTGCAGGGATGAGCATAGAAGATGTTGATAAGTATATGCGTTGGCAAAAGAATATTGTTAAGCAGTATAATTGCATCCTAATTAACATTAGCCACACTCGTAAGTCAGGTGGTGGGCAGAAAGCCGCTAGTCAAGGTGCATTCTTAACAGAGGAAGCAACTATCGGTAGTGGTACGCAGTATCGTAGTGCTGGTATTAACATATCTCTCCAGAGGGATAAAACGCATGAGGACGATGTTGAGCGAAACACTACACAAGTGTATTTGTTGAAGTCACGCGATACAGGCGTTACGGGGTTAGCTTGTGAAATTTTCTACGAGAACGATACGCACACTTTATACGATAAAGAGTATTATTTTAGTCAGATTAAACCACCAACATTTTAGGGTACAGTATGAAAATTATCGAAGCATCCCTTTGCTACAGGTTCTATCGCCACGCAGGTTGGACTCGAAGCCTAGTGGCAGATTTGTTGCAAGAGGATAACTTAGCTATACCACCAATCCACTATGTTAATGCTCGTTGGTTTGACAATGAGCTAGACAACAAAGTGAAGTGGGTAAGGGGTTGGATAAACGATACAGATGATGAGTATTTAGACTGTGACTATTATGCTGTTTATAATGATCGGTGTAAGTGGAACGATAAGTTTAAAGAACATGACTTTGTTCCTTTTTCGTGGTAACACTATTTCATACTGATAGGTTGTAAATCTAAGGGGATTGTTATACACTTTCCCTTTATTTATTTGTGAGAAAGAAAAATGAATGGTTGGTACTTTGACATAGAATCTGACGGATTCTACTTACAATCAAAAACTATTTGGTACATTAAATTTAAAACTCTTGATAACACTCGCTCAATGAGTGTTTATCCGTTTAAGCAAGATTGTAAAACTAGAATACTTGAATGGATAAACTCATTTGAAGATGGTGCTTTAGTTGTGCAGCATAATGGATTGGGTTTTGATACATGGATGCTGTGGAAGTTCTTTAATATTCAACCGAGAGTAGGTAAGAAAGGAAAGGATTGGCTAGGGGCTAAACACGTTCAGTTTGTTGATACATTAGTTCTTTCACAGTATTTACAACCTGACTCCCTATCACACTCATTAGCTTACTTATCAAGCGGTAACGATAATGAGAAGATTGATTACAGAAAGCATTTAATTGAAACAGGTGTGATGCCTAAAGACTCACCTAAAGGTTTTGAGTTTAGTTTCTATAATGAGTATATGGACACATACTGTGATGCTGACGTTGATGCAGGTATTACTGTATTCAACAAGTTGTGGCTAAAAGCCCAAGATATGTATGGCAAGGAGAATTGGATACACCCATCATTTAAGCAAATACAAAAGGATTACTTCCTATATGCAGCACAAGCATACACAGGTGTTAAATTTAATGTAGAGAAAGCAAATAAGTTAGTAGAAAATGTAACCATTGAAATGGATAAGATTAAAAAGGAAGTTGATTGTGTATTACCAAACAGGGGATTAAAAGAGACAGAGAAATATTTCTATAAAATCCCCGCTAAACCATTCAAAGCCAATGGCGATTACTCTACAACATTTACTAATTGGTTATCTAAGCACAACGCCGAGGTAATTGATGGTAAGATTCATGCTTACGGGCTTGTAGCTGATATTAAAGCTAATGAAGTGTTAGACGTTAAGATACCAATGGAGATTGACGATAATGCAGAGCTAAAACAGTGGTTTATGGAGAATGGGTGGAGGCCAAGCGAGGAACACTGGAACTTAAAGAAGGGTGAAGATGGTAAGCCACTAAGAGAAAATGGCAAAGTAATCAAGACAACACCTAAGATTATGGTGATGGGTAATATCTGTCCAAACCTTTTAAGAATGGAAGCAGAGATACCTGCTAAGGTTGTTAAGTATCTCTCTTACCGTAACAGGCGTTCTGTTGTTGAGGGATGGCTTAGTAATTGGCGTATAGAGTTTGATGGTAGGCTTAGTGCCGAGATTAGTGGCTATACGCCGACATTTAGAGTACGTCACCGTACAGTGGTGAATTGCCCTAAAGCTGACCCTAAAGTGCTTCTAGGTGCTGAGATGAGGGACTTGTTCTGTGTTGACGATGGTAATTGGTACATTGGTACAGATAGTGCAGCACTAGAGAATAGAACACTTGCAGCTTACACAATGAAACATGATGGAGGGGCTTTTGCTGAACTTATCCTTCGAGGTGATAGCCACAGCTTTAATGCTTTTGCATTCTTTCCTGAGATAGCAAGTAAGTTTGATATTAACACTGTTGGGTTGAAGGATTTACCAGAGTTTAAGCCTTACAGAAATAAAGCAAAAACGGGTGCGTATTTACTGGCCTACGGCGGTGGTGTCGCTAAGTTAGCAAGTAGTTTAGGTTTATCAAAACAAGCGGCACAAGTAGCTTACGATAACTATTGGACAGCTAACTATGGGCTAGGTAAGCTTAAAGATGCGGCAGAGAAGTATTACGATACAGTCGGTAAGAAGAAACACTTACCTGCTTGGGATGGCAGAATACTATCAATACGAGGTAAGAATGTATTGATTAACTGTCTAGGTCAATCTCTTGGAGCTATTTGCCAATCGTTAGCAGCTTGCTTAATGGATTCTAAACTGGGCAGAATGTATATTGATGATATTGGCAGACCTTATTATTTGTACAAAGGTAAGATGGTTAAAAGACTCAGTCTAGTCCATGACGAATATTCATGGGAGGTTGAAGATGGAATTGAGGAAGATATTCGTGCTATGAGTGTTAAGTGCATTATTGAGGCAGGTGAGTTCCTAAAGCTACCTATTGAGTTAGATGGTGAAGGTAAGATGAGTAAGGATGGTAGCTGGAAAGATGTTCACTAAAACAGTTGACACAAGGAACGTGTTCAATCATAATACCAAACATACAAACAGGAGAAAGATTAATAAAATAATCAATTAAATGTTTGACATAGATTCTAACTATGTTAAACTAAGCGACATAAGCAGTTGGATAACTACCAGCCCTTACAACGGCAATATTGCCAACAACGTAACAACGAGGAAATTAAACATGGCGACTGAAATTTTAAACAACGCGACCTTCTTTTATACCTGTATTCAAACACCGACGAAAAAGTATGAATCTGAATCAACAGAATGGAAGACATCTGCTGTTGTAGACAAAAAAACTGCAAAAGAGTGGAGTAAGAAGTTCAAGAAGCAACCCGCCAAAGAAATGGATAACGAAGAATTTGTAGCTAAATACAAATGCGATGTTCCTTTCCCTGACCAAGAAGAACAGTACATTATTAAGCTATCTCAGAATACACACAACGCAGATGGCAAAGAAATGTACCAACCAAAAGTATATCAAGACATTGGTGGTAACAATGTTATTGATATTACTAAGAAGAAGTTGGTAGGTAATGGTAGTAAGGGTAAAGCTGCTTACGGTGTAGTGGAGAATAAGTTTGGCACGTTCGCTAAGTTAAATAGTATTTGTATTTTTGACTTAGTTGAATATGGCGGTAATGCAAATCCGTTCGGTAATGTTGTTGAAGATGAAAATGATGCAACACAACGAGAAGCTTATAAGCCAAAAGAAGCTAAAACAGAGTCTAAGCCTAAAGCTACACCGTTAGCAGAAGATTTAGATGAAGATTCAGATAGCCTTCCCTTCTGATCTAAACTAAACAAACGGGCTGCTAACAACAGCCCAACTATTCAGAGAGAAATTATGTTAGAGTTTCAAACAAACAAACCTGTAGGGTTAATCTTTAAAGAAGATGCTGGCAAACCAGATGCGCCTAAGAAAGCTTCAACACCAAGCTTGTTCTTAGTTGGCTGCTTCTGCTATATTATGTTAGTATTGTTTCCAATTCATATTGGATTTGGTGTAGCTGTAGTTAATATGTGGTTTGTTGTATTACCTACTATTTTCTTTGGTTGGCTTGTAGTAATTGGGGGGAGAAAATGATGGAGCAGTTTTTAGAGGCTTTACGCCGACAGTTTGATGATGCAACTATTCAAAAAGCACAAGAGCTATTAGACGATGTGTTGGATATTGTCAATCAGAATGGTGAGGCAGGATTTATTGCGGGCAATTTGTATTATCAGTTAATGAGTGATGAATTACAAAAGTTTGTAGATGAGAACGAGGGCAATGTTGATGAATGATTTTGCAATAGATGTACAAGCTAAAGCAGTAGGTAGACCTAGCGTGGCAGCTAAGGACAAAACAGCACTAGAAGAAATTCTAAAGAACAACGAAACCCGTAAAGTATTCAAGGAAAGCGTAGACAACTTAGTACACCACAAACGCGCAATGCTTAATGAAGCTGAAAATTACCGTGAAGATGTGGGTGCTGTTAGCGAGAAGTTTAGTTTGTCTAAGAAAAAACTAAATGCTATAGTGGGTGCATTAGCTAAAGAGAAGGAAGGCGAGTTAGCTGAGGATAGTGAAGGGATTGCTGAGTTGTTGCAAGAGGTGTTCTTGTGAGAGATAACGCCTAACTACTGAGCTTAACACGCAAACACTAACTGAAAATTGACTTACGCTGACGACTGGGTACTTGTCACGCTGCAATGAGAGTTAGAAGCGTAGATGTGATGACGATGAAAGTGCAAGGCTTTGAAATATGTGAACTAGAAAAGCTTAATAAAGTTAGGGAGCTTGCAGAAAACTTAGGGTTATTTGTTGAAAGGTGCGGCTATATTCGTACACCTGTCAAATTACCGCATGAACACATTGATGACTGGCCTAGAAAAACACAATTAACTGTTTTAGACAAAAATGGACTTAGGCACGAAATATTAGAGATGTCTAATAATGAAGCAAAAGAAACATTAAGAACTTTGGCGCAAAGCGTCTAACTCGGTATTAGACACCTATCATCGGTGTATAACACATTTCAGCATTTGCAAGTTGTTGTTTTAACTGCAAATGCTGAAATAAGTACACCGATTTTATATGCTAAAAGTTTTCACA